GGCATCCATTCACCGGTCGTTGTCTCTTGGCTCATTTTTCTTGCTACTGAGGATTTCTACCTGCCGGATACCGGCGCGGAGGATTGTGTAAAGGACGGCGTTGTCATCAAGGGTATCATTGTCGCAGTATTTCCAAGAAGCGACAACAAAACTTCGGCGATCTTTTCGGACGACCCTACCAAAGACCTCGAAAACGATGTGCTGCTCACCCTCCGAATGGTCATCGAACACCAATCGAACTACGTCGCCGACTTCGCAATTTTTGGAATTCTTTGCCATCTTGTACCCAAAACAGAGAAATTGTCATTGCAACAAAACAACAAACCGATAGTATTATGCGGGTCGGTTGTTGGTTTTCAAAAACTTTTGGAGGAGTGAAGAACATGATTTCTGATTATACGGAAGCCCTTGGTGTCGCAAAACTTTGTGCCAGACGGCTCGCCAAGCAGTACAACTTGCCGATTGATGACGTGATTTCTGAGGCGTACTTCGCAGTCGCTCAGAAGATTGAGAAATTTGATCCCGAAAAAGCCGCACTGGGGACGTATATTACGATGGTTGTGACTCGGCAGGTTTGCACCTACTTGCGATACAAGCAAGCGGCGTTTCGCAAAGCAGTCAAGAACAATTTCGACGATTTCGACGTGGCCGAGACTGTCAAAGAGTGTTTAGACTCGGACATTCAAGAAGTGGTAGCCATTGCGATGGTTTTCAGTGAACACGGACATCGATCGAAGTCGATCAAGCGAAAGGTTGAGAAAGAGTTGGTTGATCGGGGATGGGGAAGGAATCGAATCGCCGAAGCGTTCGAGTCCATTTCCGAGAGCCTGGAAAGTGGAAAGCGTTTGTGCGTTGCAGGAGAAAGTAACTAAGATGCCAAAACTGACAGTGACAAGGAAGCGTGACGAATCGATTGCCATTGGCAATAACATTTTGATTACCGTCAAGAACATCAAAGGGGGCCGCGCGAGGATCATTATCGAGGCTCCTATCGAAGTCCCGGTTTACCGAACCGAGCTTCTTGAGCAAAAGAAAAAGGGTTTAGCCGCAGGAGTCAAAGGATGATTGTAGAACTCCTGTTTGCTTTGGTCTGCGGGCTTGTGGTCTGTGCAGTGGTCGAGATTGCGGGTTGGATTATATCTGAGGTGCTGTCGGCACTAGAGGAGGTGGCGGATGACCAGTAGCCCCAAGCACACCCTCTTCCCTTACCAGGAAGAGGGTGTAGAGTTCATGGCCGCCGTTCACGGCGGCATTCTCCTAGCCGACGAACAGGGATTAGGAAAACAACAACCCTGGTATTCCCTCGTATTGACCAACAATGGGTGGCTTCCAATAGGCCGTCTGCAAGTTGGAGATAGAGTTGTCGGATCAAACGGCGACTTTACTGAGGTTACAGGAGTCTTTCCGCAAGGCGTAAAGGATGTCTATAGACTCACATTCAATGATGGCTCTACCTGCGAAGCAGGGCCAGAGCATCTGTGGGCACTGGATTATTGGAAAGGCGGAAAAGCAAAAACCAGAGTTGTTAAAACCACTTTGGAGTTCCTCGATGATCTCCAAACAACCAAGAAAACCTACTACCTTCCGATGCTTACAAATCCATTTGTGGGCATACAAACACAATCAGAACTACCAATAGACCCGTATTTCCTTGGATGCTTAATAGCAAACGGGAGTTTGGGCGGTAGGCAGATGGTGTTGACTGTGGGTACTGTAGACTGGCCTTGTGTGCAACAACGATTGTCTGGCGATGCGACTGGGAATGTATTCCAGGGTAATGTCGAGACACGAGGCACTGTGACTCGCATAGGCTACAGAGCAGCACTACGAGATTCCGTAGAGCAGCTTGAACTCAACTGCAAGAGCGTGGATAAATTCATACCTAAGGTATACCTAGAAGCATCGGCTAAGGATCGAATAAGCCTTCTGCAAGGATTGATGGATTGTGATGGTAGCATATCCAAAACACGAAACAGGCTAAGCTATTCCACAATTTCCCCAAGACTAGCTAGGAATATAGTGACTCTTATTCAAAGTTTAGGTGGGGTGGCAACACTCCATCGATACGATAGGAGCCACCAAGGGAAGCCTATAGAATTTTGTGTATGTTTGCGACTTCCTGCGGGCATCTTTCCATTTAGCGTTATCCGCAAGGCGGGCAGATATGTCCCAGGCCCGAGGGCATTGCCTAGTCGCAGGTTGGTCAGCATAGAACGCTTGGAATGTCCTGAAGATTCGTATTGCATCAGCGTGGCCGCCGAGGACAAATTGTATGTGACAGATCAGTACATACTGACGCACAACACTGCACAAGTCTCGACCTTGGCGTCCCGCCAAGGTCTTTGGCCGCTACTCATCGTCTGTCCAGCTTCCCTCAAGGGAAACTGGAAACGCGAGCTAAAGCAGTGGGCAGGGGTGGATGCATTCGTAGTCGAGGGCGAGTCACTCGTGACTCTGCCCGACGAGATGCCTCAAGCTGTGATCGTCAATTACGACATTCTGTTCCACCAACGGCCCGCATTGAGTCGCTACCAGTGGAAGTGCATCGCGTTCGACGAGGTGCATAACCTCAGCAACCGAGCAAGCAATCGCACCAAGGCGGCCAAACACCTTAGTCGTTTGACGACTAAGGTGATCGGCATGAGCGGCACGCCGGTCATGAATAGACCCGCCGACTTCTGGGCGATTCTAAACATCATCCGCCCGGAGCTATTTCCAAGCTGGCAAGCCTACGCGACTCGCTATTGCGATCCGCGAAAGACGCATTGGGGCTGGGAGTACAAAGGTGCCAAGCACCTGGACGAGCTCCATGAGAAGATCAAGCCGTTCATGCTCAGGCGGCTCAAGGCGGACGTACTCGACTTGCCGGACAAGAACCACATTGTTGTCAAGCTCGACATCGAGAATCGCGAGGAGATTGATCGCGCCGAAGCCGACTTCCTGGCTTGGCTCAAGCAAAATGCCAAGTACGGCAACGTCACCTCGGCGGCCAAAGCCGAAGCAGTCACCAAGATTGGTGTACTGCTTCGTCTGACAAGCCGCATGAAGTGCAAGGCGGTGGTGGAATGGTCGCGAAACTTCTTTCGCGACCATCCTGGAGAAAAATTGATCCTTTTCGGTATCCATACGGCGATGGTCGACGTATTAAAGAGAAGAGTGCTTCCAGAAGAGAACGTAGTCGTGATCGACGGCAGCACTCCGACCAAGAAACGACAGGCAATTGTGGATCGGTTCCAAACCGATCCAGATTGCCGCCTGCTCGTTGCGAATATCAAGGCGGCGGGTGTTGGGCTTACCCTCACCGCCGCCTCTACAATCGCGAATGCCGAGCTTTGGTGGACACCTGCCGTGATGGCTCAAGGGGCCGATCGCGTGCATAGGATCGGCCAGAAGGAGGCTTGCGAGATCTTCTACTTGGTGGTGCCGGGCACCATCGAGGAGAAAATCTGCAAAGCGATTCAGAACAAGCAACAGGTAGCCAACAGCATCATCGACGGTAAACAGGCAACAGAGTTGCCTGTATTAGACTTACTTCTTTCACAAGACGGAGAATTGTTAAATGACAAGCAACGACCCAATCGCGCCAAAGTATAAAGCAATCACGCTTAACAGGATGCCCGAACACTTAGTTACGGGCATCAAGATCCTGGCCGTTCGACTTGACTGTACAGTCGAAGACCTTATGGCAGTCGTCATCGAGAAGGCCCTGAAAGACGACATCGGAAACTTCCGAGACGTATACCGACTCAAACAAGCCCGCAAAAAGGAAATCGAGGATCGAAGGAAACTTCGAGCCACGATGGAACAACTCCAACCCAAACTCGAAGCATTGGAAAAAACAAATGGCTAAACCAGAATACAAACAAGGCGACAGGAACATTCCTGCAATCATCGTCGATCGCATTGTCCAGAAGCTACTACCATGGCACAGCATAACTTGGGTGCACATCAGCAGCGACATTTCCATGGAGCGGCCTTGGGAGGAAAACGTTTGGATCGACATCTTTGGCATGGTAGTTGAAATCACCGCTGATTGGCATGTCGTCTCCAGGCCCGAGTTTTTGACACATGACTACACATACAAAGTCAAAGTCCAGGACGTGTGGGACAACGAACAGCCCGACCATTCTCGGCAATACATCGAGCGAGTCCTCAACGGGTGGATTCGCGACGACAACGGAAATCTCCACCCACCGAAGGATTCCAAGTAATGCCTTTGATACCAAAAGCACAAGACGAGCCGGAGTCGAAATCGACTCCGGCCCAACGGCTTCGTCGCAAGCATATTCGAGTAACCGGTCAGACATCGAAGATTTCTGACTTCTCGAAATTGCTCAAGACGTACCAGTATCACGACATCGACGCCATGCTCACTTGGGTATCGAAGCAACCCAACACGCTTCGATCGACCCTGACTAGCGGCTTGTTCGTCCACAAGTACCCCGAGTTCCTTGCCCTGCGGGCTACGGATCTCGAAGGATACCAATACGGCGAGGAAGCAGAAGACATTGCGCGGGACATCGCGACGACCGGAGCCGACCCGATACCGCCTGAATTCGTCCAGCATTGCTGTGACGAATTCGTGAAGTTTTTGGTGTGGCTCAAGGCTCGCGAGGAGCCGGTGGCAAAGATTCTCTACGAATCTTTGCCACCGGCGAGTGCGTTTGCATCCGTCTGGTTTGCCAAGGTCGTTCCGAAATACTCGAAGAAATTTCGGAAGTTCGACGTTATGAACCCGAAGTTTCAGCAATTCCTGTTGGCGATTGTCAAAGGCTCTGACGAGCCTTTATCCTTCATTCGATTGATGAATGTCTACAATGAATGTTCGGGAACTGCTGGAAAAGCATAACGTGCCGGTTGCTGGCCCAGACGATTCTCATTATCGTCTGGGCTGGACGAATACCCAGTGCCCCTTCTGCCAAGGGCATAAGAATCACTTGGGTATCCGTAATGACTTCTCGCGAGCCAACTGCTACAAATGCGGCCACAAGAACGTCCTGTACGCTCTTCGGTTGCTGACCAAGGAAAGCCTAGATGAACTCAAGCATCTCAAGACTTTCGCCACTCCAGATATTTTTTTGCAGGAGAAGAAATACGGTGGCTACAAACCACCGCAGGGACTCGTAGCTCTTAGTCCGAAGGATCGAGCCTACTTGCAGAATCGAGGACTCGATGCCGACATTCTGGAGCGGAGGTACGGCCTACAATCCATTGGCCCCTTTTCGGGGATGCCAAGAGGGGTATTTATCCCAATCACAATGGGTGGAAAGCCAGTGTCTTGGACGGTCAGATTCAGAGAGGCGACAGACGGTCAAAGATACAAGACGGCTTCCGACGCCGAGAAAAGTATGTCTGAAAAGGACATACTTTTCGGTGCCGAGGCTTGCACAAATATCGCCATAGTGGTAGAAGGATTCTTCGACCAAGCGAACATCGGCGAAGGTGCGGTATGCACCTTCGGCCTAGCATACACACAGAAGCAGGTTCAATTGATGGCAGAATACCCTCGTAGGGTAATCTGCTTCGACAATTCGCGGGACGCACAGCAAGTCGCTGCGCGACTTGCTAGCGACTTGGCAGTGTTTCCAGGGGAAACACTGCAAGTGACTCTCGACGCAGACGACCCAGGGTCGGCAAGTCGAGAGGAGGTTCAAGAACTGAGGAAATTTGCGGGGTTAGATCAATGAGCTACGAAGAAGCCCAACAGGCCGTTGAGATATTGCGGGAGTACCGTATTCCGGCGAGAATCTTGACCTACGGGTTGCCAAAGACTAGCCTCGGGTTTAAGGTTGACGCAGGTGGCGGTAAGTTTTACGAGCTCAGCGATCTCAAGAACCATCTCAGAGCAAAAGCCTCGGCTTTTGCTGATGCGGCAGACAGCATTTTTGAGGCGTCGAGAGCAGTCCACAGAAAAGGAATTAGGGAGACACAATCATGATCTACGAACTATTACTAACCGTCGTTGCGTTCAACCTCTTGTTGCTTTACAACATTCGATCCGTAAAGTGGTATTGGTGGATCAGAGCGTTGAACATAATCGGGCTGGCGTTCCTCGCCAGCAGACACATCGATATGCTAACCAGAGGAATGCCCATAGGCGGTGGTTTTGGCCTACTCTGTTGCTACGTCTTGGCAATCCTTCTCGCCTTGGACATCTGCCAAGAACTCGATAACCGAGAAACTCGATAATGAAGGTAATCCGACACGATGGCAGTGACGAACGGCACGCCTCCACGTCTTTAGTTTTCAACAAAGACGTGTTGGCCGCCGTATCTGCTGACTGGGCTAGGGACACCTTCGCCAGCAAGTATGCAAACATACTTGCTGGATGGTGCATAGCCTACTTCGCCAAGTACAAGGATGCCCCTGGAGCTTCTGGCATCCAAGCGCATTTCGACACCTGGAAGGTGACGGCCAACGAGGACGTTGCTCAGACTATGGCAGACTGGCTTGCCAGCCTGCCTAGTGAGTCGAACATCAGCACCGAGTACGCCGTCGACATGATACGCAAGATCGCGCAGACGAATAGTCTACGCGATCTTGGTAACAAAATCTTGGCGTCTGTGGAGAAGGGCAGCGTCGAAGATGCCCTGAATCTACAGTCAGCGTGGAAAAGGCCGAAGTTGGGTCAGGAAACTTATGGCGTATTCCCCTTGCAAGATCTCGGGGTAATCGAACAGGCTTTCTCGTATGCCCAGTCAGAGCCTTTGATTAGTTACCCCGGTGCGCTCGGCCAGTTCATCAATCCAGTGATGGTCAAGGACGCCTTTGTGTCTTTCCTAGCTCCAGAGAAGACGGGCAAGACAACTGTGCTTACCGATGCCGTCTGCCGAGCGGTGACGCAAGGCAGACGGGTCGCCTACTTCTCGTGCGGTGACATGAGCCAAGATCAGATCATCCTGCGGATGACTCCGAGGATGTGCAATCGACCACTCAAGGGCGGAAGTTTTCGGATACCGAAGGAACTGACTTACGAGAACAAAGAACCAAAACTAAAGCACGAAGTACACACGGCACCGCCGATTACCTCGGAAGACGCCACCCAAGCATTCGCGAGGTGGGCAAACAACGATCCTACTAGGTTCCGACTCTTGACCCATCCTGCCGGATCGCTCAAGGCGTCTGACATCTCCAACATGGCGTTGCGATGGGCCGACGAAGGATGGTTGCCCGAAGTATTCGTGATTGACTATGCCGACATCCTCGGAGCACCGGCAGGGCTAAAAGAAAAGCGGGATCAGATCGACGAGACATGGCGAGAACTTCGAGCCTTGTCGACGAGTATGCGGGCCTTGGTTCTGACTGCTTCGCAGTCAGACACCGAGGGCTACAGCGCATGGTTGCTGTCGAAAAGGAACTTTTCGGACAGCAAGACAAAGGTAGCCCACGTCACGGCTATGATCGGGTTGAACATGACTGACGCCGAGAGGCGTCAGGGTGTTTGCAGGTACAACTACGTTGCTCTGCGCGAAGCCGAGTTTATGCAAGACCGCCCTTCGTATGTCGGCGTAGCCGGATGTACGAAGGTGGGTAGACCGAGCATGATTTCCGCATGGCCTACGGACTGACAATGCCAAAGCGAGCATCGCCAACAGTTTACAAGATGTCACCGAAGCTCGAAGAGCTTCGGTGGTTTGTGCTTACCGTAGAGCACGGAAGCGCGCATCGAGCCTCATTGAAAGTAGGAACAAAAAACCTTGCTACGATCGCTACCAGCAATCGTCGGATGGAACAATTCTTCAACACCGACCTCTTCGACCCAGACCGCAAACCAACACAAGCTGGCATGGTCTTCTACGAGTACGCCAAGAAAGTCCTACAAGCCCATGAAAAGATGGTTAAAAAGGTCAAAAAGGCGGCTACTGGATGCAACGCTCCGCGCGTGCCTGGGTGCATCGAAGAGTGGCTCAAGATCGCACACCCTTCGATCCTTAACCAAGCCACGGACTTCCGAATTAACCGGATCATCACCTACGAAACCTTTGCGGATTGGCTCTCGGCGGCGAGGTCGACCGGCCCAAAGCTGCTGGTGTCGGCCAACCGGGCGGCGATTGTCAACCTCCAGAGGGAATTCAAATACTCGAAAGTCCTGGCTACCCTGCCGACCTTCGACTTCACCTGCGGGGACGGTAGGCGGATACTTCCAGCATGGGACATGGATCTCATGTCGGCGCAAAAAGAAGACGACATCATCGCAGATAACCCCAGCATCATGGCCTACACGCTTGTCGGTCGCGGTGGTGTTGGAAGAATGCCACAAGAGTGGGTTCCCAGAGAGCTTGTCCCTTTGCTGAAAAAAACATCCGAAGAATCTTTAGGAAAACCGATCGAGGTTGTGGCGTTTTACGATCGCCGCAACGTATAATCCCTCGTTCGGATGGTTTTAGTTTCAGTTTAGTTTCCTATGAAAGGGACACAATGAAGAATTTTCGACTTGCGATCGGCCTGTTGGCCGTGGCCTTTGCTTTCATTTTCGCACCATCGGCACAAGCCGATGATGTGATCCGTGACCGTCTCGGTCGCCCGGTTGCGAAGGTCGCAACCTGCGTTGGCGGAACCTGCCAGAAAGTCTACGATCGCGTGGGCCGACCGGTTGCCAAGGTCGTCAAGACCGCTGGCAAGGTCGTCGTCTACGATCGTTTGGGACGCCGCCGCTAATGAAGCCCGCAAGCCCGCAAGCCTACGCCCTGATGCACGAAGGCTCCCTGGCACTCTCCAAGATGGAGAGTGTAGGGATGCCGATATCGGTCGATCGCCTTGAAAAGGCGATTGCTGACGTTAGTGACCAGATCAGGACGAACGAGGAAACCTTGCGAGGCATGATGGAATACCAGGAACAGCGTAAGAGATATGCAGCCAAAACCAAGATTGGATCGCGGGAACAGCTAGCAGACATCTACTACAATGTCCTTGGTTTTCCAGGTAAGGTCGTCAATCCAGAGACAGGTAAACTGTCTCTGGATGACGAAGCCCTAAAGAACCTCAACACGCCGTACACCCAGCTATTTCAGCAGACCCAGAAGTTGGTCAAGCTGCGATCAACCTACCTGCTTGGGTTCAAGTCAGAGTTGTGCAACGGGCGCATTCACGCCTTTTTCAATCTGCACATCCCGGTGACGTACCGAAGCTCTTCGGACTCGCCGAACCTACAAAACATTCCGGTTCGTGATCCCTTCGTGATGAACATCATCCGAAGCGTGATCTGCCCCCACAATCCCGATAACGTGATTGTGGAAATTGACTACAACCAGTTGGAAGTGAACATTGCCGCTTGCTATCACAAAGACCCGACGATGCTCGACATTCTCGACTCCGGCACCGACTTGCACAAGGACTCGACCCTTGGGTGCTTCAAGCTCGATGCCGTCGAGAAGCCTATCCGCCAAGCAGTAAAAGGATTATGGACGTTTGCGGAGTTCTACGGGGATGCACCTGCCGCGATCGCACAAAACTTGTGGCGATTCGCGGAAGGGCATAAGATGCTCAGCGGCAAGCCGCTGATCGAACATTTGTCGGACAAAGGCATCAAGACGCTGGGGTACGAAAAGGCGATGACGCCTGACTCGTACATGCACCATATCCATGAAATGCACGATCATTTCTGGAACGACCGGTTCGCAGTCTACAACAAGTGGCGAAAGTCCTGGTATCAAGAGTACCTGCGAAACGGTTTCTTCCACACCCTGACCGGGTTTAGGGTATGGGGAGCGTTCAAGCGAAACGAAGTCATCAATAATCCAGTCCAAGGATCAGCATTCCACTGCCTGCTGAAAAGCGTCACCGAGTTGACAAAACGGCTCGAAGCGTCCAGGATGAAGGCTAGGCTATTCTGCCAGATCCACGACTCGCTCCTCGCCGAGGTTCCTCGCGCGGAGCTCGACGACTACATCGAGATGGCGGAAGAAGTGATGACCCGATGGATCAGAACTCAGTGGCCTTGGATCATTGTAAACCTCAAAACAGAAGTAGAAGTAGGAGAAGATTCATGGGCGAGCAAGAAGGCGTACCACAAGTAGCAGACAAGTTACCCCCAATCATTGGATTGCGAGGGGCTATTGGTTCAGGGAAGGACACCGCCGCCGAGTTTCTCAGCTACTATTTTGGGTACAAGGTTATGGGGTTTAGCGACCCCGTTTACGAGTCTCTGTACCGTCTGAACCCCGCCATTCCGGTGGCCCACCACCGGTTCGTCTATCTCCAAACCCTTGTTGACAGCATGGGTTGGGACACAGCTAAACGCAAGTACCCTGCCATTCGGCAGGGACTTCGAGTCATCGGCACCGAGAACGGTCGGGAAGTCCACGGCAACGATTGCTGGCTAAAAATCGCTTCGTCGCGGATGCAACAAAGCGATTGTCCACGATTCGTCTTCCGAGACGTTCGCTTCCCTGAGGAAGCGACCTTCATTCGGAATCGAGGCGGGGAGATTTGGCTGATTGACGGAAGAACATCGCCAGAATTGGCGATACTCCCAGAACACAAAAGCGAACAACAGCAATTCGCTGTTGATCGCTTAATCATGAATGATTCCACCATACCGGTGTTTCAACGACGAATTACCGAGATCCTGAAAGGAAAGCTCAGCTAATGGGACTGTATCAAGAGGTTAGGCCGACCAACTTCTCCGAAGTGGTCGGACAAGAGGCTTGCGTATCGCAGTTGGAGAGTATGCTCGCCGAGGGAAAGGTTCCGCACGCGATTCTGTTTTCCGGCCCCAGCGGGTGCGGGAAAACAACGCTTGCTCGGATTCTAGCCAGTCGCTTGGGGGCGACTGGCGTGAACGTGTTTGAGAAGAATGCCGCAAGCGATAACGGAGTTGACACGATTCGAGAAATCGAATCGCGTCTGCATCTTAAAGGACTCGGCGCGGGGAGCCGAGTCTACATCATCGACGAGGCCCACCAAATCACTACGCAAGGCCAGCGGGCCATGCTCAAGATGTTGGAGGACACCCCGGCGCACGTCTACTTCATCTTGTGTACGACCAACCCAGAGAAGCTGGAGAAGCCCGTCCAGACGCGATTGTCTCACTTCAAAGTTGCTAATGTCCCAAACAAAGTATTAGCAAAGATGATCGAGAAGGTCGCGGCGGAGAAATCGATCCAGTGCCCGGCATCGGCTATCGCCGATGCCGCCCAGGGCAGCCCAAGGCAAGCCTTGGTGCTGCTGGAGCAGATCGGCCACACTCCGAAGGAGAGATGGCCGGACGTATTGCAGAATACCGAGGACTTGAAGCCAGACGCATTCCAACTGGTCAAGGACTTGTACGCCAGTGGGAAGTTGTTCCCAAAGCACGGACTGCTGGTGAAAGATCTCCAGGAGCACGACATCGAGCGTCTGCGCATGGCGATTCTTTCGTATGGGTGCACGATTATTTTGAATGGCGGCGAAACAGCCAACGCTCAAAAAGCCAAGAAAATCATGGGTTTCTTCACAAGCCCGTTTTTTTCTTCCAAAAAACCGGGATTTGTCCTCGCGTTATCGCTGGCGTCTGCGTAGATTCTAGTGTCAGTCAAACAACAAACACCTTACTAAGGGAGAACACAAGTGGAAGAGCAAAAAGCTACTGACGTTAGCGTCGACAGACTCAAGCTGCCAGAGCAGCTTGAGCAGTTGCCAACCGACATCTTGATTTGGTCGCGAGTGGTGGCCGAGGGTGCCGAGGCCGTCCAGCGGGCAGAGAACGCCTTGAAGCTGACCGAAGCGCAATTGTCGATCGACATTCGACAGAACCCGATCAACTATGGATTCACCAAGACGACTGAGGATCTCATCAAGTCTTGTGTCCAGATGCAACAATCCTATGTCGACGCCCAGAACGCCGTTCTGGTCGCGAAGACAGAGCTTGCACAAAGCCGAGCCGTACTCGATGCTTTGGAGTGCAAGCGATCGAGCCTCAAGTACATTTCCGAACTCACTGTAGCCGGGTACTTGGGATCAACAACCATTCAACCGAAGGGAGTGAAGAACTAGCATGGCGTTGTCATCCAAGAAGACCCGAGACAAAGCAGCAGAAGGTCGTGGGGGTGGTGTCCTGAGGATTCCTCAAGGCGTAAAGACCCTCAAGATTGACAAGGCTGGCACCATCAAGATGGTGATTCTGCCGTACACTGTACCGCAGGGTGCGAAGCACCCTGTCGCAAAGGACGGTGAGTTGCACTACGCTCGCGACTACTACGTCCACAACAACTTGGGATCAGACGGCAAAGGATATGCCATCTGCCCTAAGCTGACCAAGGGCGGGAAGTGTCCAATCTGCGACGGCATCAGTGCCGCCATCGATTCGGGTGAACTGACCAAGGAAACTGCCAAGAAGTTCTACGCCAAGCAACGCACACTGTATACAGTGTGGTTGCCTGAGCAGAACCAAGTCGTACTGTTTGACCACAGCTACCACCTGTTCTCCAAGCAGTTAAACACGACTGTCTCGGCCAAAGTTGCGATCCCAGGTCGCGAGTGGATTGACTACTTCGCCGACCCGATTGATGGTGCGTTCATTTATGTCACCTTCGCCGAGAAGGTACTTCCTGGTAATAAGTGCTACGAAGCCGTATCGTTCGATTTCGACCGACACGGCGGCGTTCCCGATGCGATCTTGGCCCAAGCCCTGCAACTCGATAACCTATTGGTTATCGAGAGTGCAGAAACCTTGAAGGCCAAGTTCTACGACGAAGACCCAGAGGATTTTTCGGACGCTACTGCTGAAACGGCGGCTTCTGACACAGTAGTAGCAGATGTAAAATCGACACCGGCTCCTGCTGCCCCTGCGGTAAAGTTGGCTACGCCAACTGTACCGCCAAGCACGACGAAGACAACGCAACGACCCCCAGTGGTCGTGACGACAACGCAACGACCACCAGTGGTCGTTACGACCAAGCCACCGGAGCAAGCCGCCCCGAGCGAGTGGCCTGTCGCAGGTGAGGTGGTTTACCACCCAACCTTCGGCCAGTGCACGGTGGTGCGAAACAACGATGGCATGGTCATACTGCTAGACAGTGCGTCCGAGCCAAAGAAATCGGCTATCGGCCAATTGAGCCGAGAGCCGCTATCGGAAGCAACCGAGGCCGTTTCGACGGTCGAGGAAGCACAGTCCCAGAGTTCGGAAGATGCGCCACCTCAAGCCTCCGGCGCGGATGACGATCAATGGGATTCGACTTGGTAAAACCAAGTCGAAGGGTCGGCGGCGTTTAGAAAACGTGAGGGTTCCCTGATAGCAGCAAACGTCAAAACCCGTTAGGGGGGAACCTTTGGTAGAGGAGACGACTCTGCCCGACCGACTTTTTTAATTTTGCGGGTGTGCGTAGGCCACCGGAGTCTCATAAGCTCCGACTGCTAGGTGCGACACCTAGACTCGCAACTGGATCGGCGAGCCGCAACGGTAATTGTGGCAACACAGATTGGGCGTGTTGGGATGACTGCTGCTAGCGATAAGCCCTTCTTGCAGTCTCCCTAGCGGGTGAAAATCCCGCCCGATCCGTTTGTTTAGTTTGTTTCAGTTCCAGTTTTGAAAGGCTTGATTATGTTGCGTTTTGTTTTATCGATTGCCCTTTTGGCTTTCGCACCTGTGGCAAGTGCCCAGACCCCATTTCCTGCTCGCTTCGTGTTGGCGGGCCAGACGGTCGTAGTACCCAAAGGCGAATACCTGCTGACCCAAGAATGTGTGGTGCGGACAGGCGGCACGCTTGTGCTTGATGCCGGAGTTGTAGTAAAGGTTCGAGGACTCGGAGTCCCATTCCAGATCTACGGCACCTTGCAAGCCAACGGGTCGGCTTCCGACCCTGTTGTAGTCTCTGCGGATTCGCTGAGCACCTGCGGTACTCTTGCGGCCTACTGGACAGCGGGCACGCCTCGACCGAGGGTCGAGGCGAACTATCTCGATTACACTTGCACGAAAAACAGCAATGCGCTGTTTTTGAGTGCCTGCGACTTCGTTCTGACCAACACTAAGATCGCAAGTAAGGCCGCCGCCTCCGCGAATCGCGTATGCGTTGCAGCGGTAAATGGATCAGCGGGTGTAGTCTCGGGCTGCCTTCTCGACGGATGCAACGACACGATCGCGAAACCATCGGTCGGATTGTCCATCGGAAATGGCAGCAATCAAGGGGACGTGGTTGAGTTGCTCGAAACCCTAATCTCGAACACCACTGATCCAGTAAAGATTAAGAAGCAGTTCGCACTGGTAAGCGGATCA